CGGAATCCTTGTGTACTGTGCAACTCGTGCATGTCGTGCAACTCGCTCCCGCTTGGTCTCTAAGGAGACCCGTTATAGCCCAAACCCTGCACTTAAAGTAAGCTTGTCTTTCCCTGTAAGGGAATTGCTTACAGCCTATAGGCTAAGAAAAAACATTCAACTGTTAACCGGGTTTGGCACGCTTCCTGCTTAATACTATATGTTAAAGGATTTTCCCTTAACACCCATTAAATTTTTTGCGCTAACAGTTAGCTGCGCGAAAGTAACAGAGAGATAAAATGCAAACGATAGATACCACATACGAGGTGGAGCATTTCCAGTCGGGAGATTGGAAAGACTTCAAGTTCCATGTACCAGAGTTCAAGACTACAGCAGACGTAGTTTCTAGGTACGGAGAAAGCAAAACGCTAGGCCTGATAAATCAACAGGTTAGCGCACGAATTCGGTCTACGGTAAAGAACTCGTTGAAGCCTAACGGCAAGACGACGGAAGAACTGAAGGCCGAGTTGACGGAGAAGTACCCTGACTTGGTGATCTACACCAAGGAGGACGCAGACAAGTGGACTCCAGAGGCAGGTGGCGGGGAGACTCCCGGCAAACTCTTCAAGAAGGCCAAGGCATACTTTGCTGCTGGCGAATTCGACGAGGGCAAAGCTGTCCTTGCTCGCATGGAGGAACTGATGGCCGCCGAGAAGGAGGCCTAGGAGAAACAAGGGTAGCGTAGCATGGTGTCGTACGAGATGTACGAACCGGCTTAATCATGTCCGTGAGAAACACTACGCTACCCTGACTTTTACATCTATGGATAACACCAACGAATCCTACAAAAAGGAGACAACCCTAGAAGATCATTCAAATCTTCTACGTAAAATACGCACTAAGCCAGCGGCTCGCCGCTCAACCTACAGCCCAACCAATGCTTACAAGATAAAGCCCATCTTGGATAAGCTACTCGACGGGCAGAAGGATATGCTAATCACCGCAGACGACACGGGCTACACGGTCAATACCCTTTATGTAAAGTTACTCGACGGCTTCAAGTTTCTTGTCGATAACTCTACAGAATACGGGCCAATCTATGCCGATTTACGTACTCAAGTTTCGTTTCGTAAGACAAACGCTGGTGTCTTAATCTACTACAAAGATACCACACGTAACCAAATTAAAGCCTTAGAACTACAGCATGAGTTTGCGGACTCATCCGTGTGGAAAGGAGAGCTACTCGTTTGGCTACAGAAAGCCGAGGAGATGGATACATTCAACAGGGAGAACGTCAAGGTTGACACAAAGGATACCAAGTGGCTGGAAGACCAGCAGAAACTTGTAGACTTTGAGTTCGACATAGACAACGGTGCGTTAAACGTGGTAAGATAAACACAGAATGCCCCTGTTGATACTAACAATAGCCTCTGTATTTTTTACCCTGCTATTCTCAGCACTCTTTATCATAGACCTGTATGACGATTGAAGAACTGCTAGATTGTACCGTAGAAAAGCTGGAGGCTATGTCGGATGAGGACTTACTCCAACACTTCGACTGCTACTTAAAGTTAACCGAGCCACAGGTGACGTTAGCTAAGTCCAGAGTCACACGTAAGAAGCGTGTACCGAAAGAGAAACCAAACCTACTTGATAAGGTAGAACTATTAAAGAGATCATATGGAATTACTTAACCTAGAAAAAACAGAAGAGGGTAAACTTATACTAAAGATAGATGCGTCACTCATAAAGGAATCAGCGTGCGAACGTAGGCTGTGGTATATGTTGTGTCGAGGGCTACGCAAGCGGAACTCTAATCATAAGATGGAGTACGGCACGGCAGTACACAAGGCCTTGGAGTCGTACTACTTCGATGGTGACGAGGAGAAGGCTACCAACATGGCGATAGACCACTACGCCGATGTGCTTGTACCGGATAAAGACTTCCGAGACTTAGCCCACTTGGTCAACCTACTCCAGCAATACTACAAGGTGGACACAGGGCTACAGGTACGCAAAGACCCTGACCCTCTGCTTGAGATGCGCTTCGCCTATCCCTACCTACAAACACCGGAGCTGGACGTACTCTTCTGCGGCACGATAGACTTCGTCGGAACCTACTTCGGCAGGCCTGTCATCGTAGACCACAAGTCCACGGCAGCCTACGGCATTGCCTCCTACTTCGCATCCTACAAGGTCTCCCCGCAGCTTATGTTCTACAACCTCATATGGCGTAAGCTTTTCCCCGAAGACAACGTAGGCTGTATGATTAACGGCCTGTTCCTTGGGCGAACTAACCGTAACAAGTTTGAGCGCAGCGAGATATTCGAGTTCAGCAACGACAGGCTGGCCAAGTTCCAAGCCTACATTGACGACCTTGTGGGTAGGATACGCAGCAAGCTGGACATATACTTCAATACGTACACAGAGCAGGACGGTGAGGATATCTTCCTCAGCAACTTTGCCTGTTGCGAGACTAAGTTTGGCCTGTGTGGGTTTACTCCGCTGTGTACGGCAAACTCAGCCGGTGACAGGGAGTCCATAGTCAACATGGACTACACTCGCAAGGTCTACGATCCACTACAGTTTCAGTTATGAGCAATGAAAAACTTATCGGAGTAGAGGGCGGTGTGCTTGTCAGCATTCCCGTTAAAAATTGTTCTAGGCTTAGTCATTGGGCTAATCTAGGCAACACAAATCATGTAGAGTTAAAGCACCGAGCATTGGAAGGCGGTAAAAATTATGGAAGTAACAGAAAAAACACTAAAGGCTAGGCACGATGCCTACAGAAAACGCATGGATAACCTTACCATGCTACGCTACACGGCAGCTTTGGAGTCCCTTAACGCGACCCTTGAAGCTACGCTACAGGACAACGACATGACAGGGATACTGTCTGTCGATTGTGTCAGTCACACCGCAGCAATCCTAGCAGCGGCAGACATGCTCGCCGATAAGCTGGATGGTATAAGCAGATCAATAATGGATCTGGAAATGGCACTAACATGAAAATACAACTGGATACGATAGCAGGTAAGCGTGCGCTGTACATAGCGGCGGAGTGCGTCAGCCTCCTAGACTCGAAGCAGAAAGACTACGGGCCGGGAAACATCAGCCGGTTCGGTACGAAAGGCCTCAGCGTGCGCCTGTACGACAAGGTAGAACGCCTTGCGAACCTGCTAATGGACAAGGAGGAATCCCCCAAGCACGAATCACTAGAGGATACCTTCAAGGACATAGCAAACTACGGACTCATCGGGCTTATGCTACTACGCAACGAGTGGCCCAGCGAAGAGCAGTTAGAATTCGATACCTTCTTTGGTGTCATAGAACCAGAAACACAAGTAGAAGTAACAACAGAAACAGATAATGTATAAACCACTAATAGCAATTGTGGGTCATAGCGGCAGCGGCAAGAGTACGTCGCTGCGTAACCTAGACCCTGAGACAACCTACATCCTAGACTTGGAGCGTAAGGGATTCCCCTTTCGTAACGCCAACAGGTTCAACATAGTTCCTGTAGAGAATGCCAACGCCTTTCCTAGGATGCTGGCTCAAGTCCTAAAGGAAGATAAGTGCGAGATTGTAGTCGTCGAGTCCTTCACTAAATACGTAGAGCAGGTAAATACGCTTGCCACGAATTCGTTCAAGGGCTACGATATCTGGTCGTTCTACAATAGGACTATCCGCAACATGCTGGACTCTATCAAGAACGACAAGGCTACGATTATCTTCACGGCAGTAGACGACATCGTGAAGATACCGCAGATCACAGGTGGGGAATCTTCCCACCGCAGGGTCAAAGTCCAAGGCAAGGTACACGAGGGTGCAGTAGAGAAGGAGTTCCTTATGGTACTGTTCACCGAGGTACGCAAGAACGAGAAGACTGAAGAGATGGAATACTTCTTTCAGACTAATACGGACGGAGTTACCTCGGCCAAGACCCCAATGGGTATGTTCGACAAGCAACTGATACCGAACGATATCGTGGAGGTGCTAAAGAAAGTGGAGGAATACTATGCTTAAGCTAACAACCAAAGAAAACGCAGAGTATATACAATGGGCCAAAGACAACTACCACTCCAAGGTAGGAATCTCTGGGGCAATCAAGGCTATATGGCATCCGGTGGTACGCCAAGAAATGCACCGTCTACGTACGAAGCAGATGGATACGATAAAGTTAAAGGTCAAGGAAATGGGTATGAAAAAAGCAGCGGCACATTACGAATGAAAAAACCTAAAGCAAAACTAGGGCGGTTGTTTGTAGTAGCAAACACCAGCAAACAAAAATCAGCTAACAAGTCGTACATCTTTACGTACCTTGAAAGCAGGACTAAACCTGTCCCGTACCTGTTTACGGACAGCCAACTAAAGGAGGCTAGAGACAGGGCTATCAAGAACAACGAGGATTGCCTACCCCTGTCTAGGTGGTGGAGATTCTAGGAATGAATTTAGATCTTGAGGTGCGTAATTGCAGTCGTGGTTGTGTCAGAATGTCTACGACTGTTGACTTGGGCCTCCGTCGCCCTTCAAAGCGGGGACTGACTCCGCTGCGGGGACAGGGTTGGTAAGACAACTTAGCGTACATCTGTGTGGCGCGGCAGACACCTCAAGATTACTTTCCCTATGAGTGTAGGGGATACGTGTACAATACACTACAATAAACATAAACACATACTACATACATATAACTAATGGCTAGAATAAGTCTAAAGGACATTACGGAAAGTTCGGGTAGGCCTTACCTCCCGAACGGTACATACACGCTTCGCATCGTCGAAGCCGAGCGCAAAGTTAGCAGCAAGGGCAACGACATGGTTGCCATTGTAGCTGAGGTTGTGGAACCCACAGAAGTTAACGGGCCTAGAGGTTTCGTTGAAGTCGGTGGCGTTCAGGTTAGGGACTACCCTCTGATTCCATCACGGAGTCTGAAGGAGTATCACAAGATCTTCGATCTGCCAGAAGATTTTGAGCTGGAAGAGTACGACGACATAGCGGCAGGTCTAAAGGGTAAAGCTTTTAAGGCTGTACTCTACACTAAGACCGAGTCTAGGATGGACGAGATCACAGGTGATCCTATGATCGACCCTATAACTGGGCAGCCGTTGGCGAACTATCGCTACAACGTGGAACGCAGGTTAGAAGCTGCTGAAGACCACGATCTGTCAGAGTTCTAGTCTCATACGAGGCTTGCGGTATGGTACGTAGAGAGATTCTACGTCGGGGCGGTGTAACTCTTTCATCATCCATCTGAAACAAACGCAAGTCTCACTTACAAAGAAAACAAATGAATACAACAAAACCTAAATCAGATGGGCGTGTTAAAAAATACTGCCCTATACTAATACCGGAAGGCCTACACAAGAGGTTAAAGGTAGAA